TCCAACCTTACACGGCAATCTCACAAGCAATCCCTGTTCTTCTAAGTCTTCATAAACAGCAAGTTTAGTGAGAATTTTCTCTGCAAACGGCTTCAATAATCCATCTGTAATTTCTTCCTTTGCAACTCCTGTGCCATCAATGTTTCTTTCTCTTTCGGTTAATCTTTCCATCTACTTCACCTCTCCTTATCGCTTGCTTTTATCGCTCGTTTTTATCGCTTGTTTCTGTAATTTCTCTCAAGCAGGCATTCCAACCAACCGCAATAATATCTTTTTGTGATTCTACATTGTCAATTGGAACGATATACTCTTTTTTCTCCGGTAATGGCTTCAGCGGACACCATTCAGGTCTTCCTGCCAGTTTTTTGAATCCTTCATGGCTTACTTTAGAAATAGTTCTGATTGAATCATTTCTTGTTGCAAGGCATAAATTAAAATTGAAATCCGCCATATGAAATGGGCAAGCAAAACATCCTTTTGGTGTGTTCATGATTAATGCTGATTTACTCATCTTCTCCTACCTCTTTTCTGCAAGAATGCTCCATATTGCGAAGGGCTAATGATAGTATCTTTTTCTCTTGTAGCCTGACAATATCCAAGCCTTCCATTCTTTTTGTTTTCTTCTCTTGTAAACATAGTAGAGATATCTTTGCCTTTACTCACTCGCTTCACTTCCTCTCAACATCAGACTTAAAGTATTATATCCCGGACAAGTTCTGACTCCGTTTCTGGTATCTCTTAACAATACACAATAAGGATATAACGCCATGACCTCATAGACGTGTTCTGTGGTGTCTTCACCGCGCTGGTCTATGTATTTGAAGCACTTTCCGGGTCTAAGAAAATATCTTGCACATACATACGCTTTTGTTCCGAATCTCACACTTGCACTACTCATTTGTGTTCCTCCCGTAACAATTCTGGATTGTCGAAAATGTTTCCAACTGGTATAGCGTATACCATGTCAATCCAATATCCTAAATCTTTTCTAAGGTATTTGTCGCCCGTCCAATCTACATAGAATCCGATATGTTCTGTTTTTTGAGAATCAAAACAATTTTGATAATATCCATATTTGATTGGAGCATAGATTTCTCCGAAATGATATTTGATAATATCATTTTCCCAAATTTTGTTTTCATTCTTGTCGCAAAGTCCTGTGAACTGGCAGAGGGTTCTGAGATCAACTTCAATCTGCACTATCTGATTTGGGAGTCCCCAGTCGGTCATTCTCTCTTGCAAAATATAGTGATGTTCTGGTACTGGTTTCCGTTCATAGTCCTCTTTAAAACAATAGGTTGTTTCAGACATTTTGTAATAATATCCCTCAACCCATTCTCCATTATCAACCCTCTTTGCCTTGAAAAGAATTTCTCTCATACGTTCTGTCCCTCCTGCGGCTCACACCGCTCAAATTCAATCACCCAGACCCACGGGTTCGCATTCCATCCGTAACTGTCAAGATCAGATTTCTTGATGGTGGAATCCCATACATCGGGAAAACCAAGTGCTGTTGATGTATAATCGAAACATCCCTCTGCTTCTGCATCATCGTCCGTCATATCCTGTAACCGCTCCACTCTCACATTCGTAACCTTCAGCCAGATTCTCGCCGCTTCTTTTGGCATATGAATTGATGGCTTCCAATGCAACCCTTTTGGCATCCATAAATTATCGTCTGCCTTATACCAAAAAGTGCGAGCTGCTGCTTGAATAAATGTTTCCCGGACATACAGGAGGTCACCCGGCTGATACTGCGGCTTTGCGTATTGAATAGAACCACCGTATTCATTAATACCAAATCCAAAGCATCCTACCTCTTTCTTTTCTGTACTGTCGGTAACAAAACCGAGCGGGTATGTATGCTTTTCATCTGGTTGGGGTTTTACCATCCGCCGAGTACAGCTCTTTCTCCCGTCCATGATTGCCCGAACCATCTCAGTATTGAATAAAATAGGTTTAATTGCCATCTACTCCACCACCTTTCACAATTTCGATTGCTCTATCAATTGTATTTGCAATGTTTTTATAAGCACAATCTTTATCGGCATCTCCCGTATTTGCAATTGTTAAGAAATATTTCATTTTTAATTGTTTCAACTGTTCCACAACCTTATCTAAATCAAAAGCTGTAAATTGTTCATTGACACAATTAATAAATTCTTTCTGGTCAGAACTAATACTCATCCCAATTTCCCAAATTTTGATGTATTTAATTAATTCGTCTGCATCTATTAATCTACCCATTCAATTCCCACCGCCTTTCACAATTTCAACTGCTTCATTCATCTGTATGGTGCTTATTGTACATAATCGCTACACACACAAGACCAGTCGCTCCGAATATGATTCCAAGTGTAAGTCCTAATAAGAATGTAATCACGTTTCTTCCTCCTTTACATAATATTCGCACTCTTCTGCGTATTCGTAGCTGTCCATCATGTCGCACCGGTTATCGCAACCGTCTTGTTTTTCACAGCAGATGTAGCATTCTGTTTCACCGTCCGGGCATTCTAATTTACATCTTCCCATTAATCCAGTCTCCATCCTTTTCGAAGTAAATGTATCTGCTGTTCTTCTTGACCGGCCCTGATGTGTCAATACCGTATTTTGTCAGCAGATTTCTCAGAAACTTTAATTTAAACTCTTTTAACGTGATCTTGAATCTGGTGTAGGTCTTGCCGCCTTTCTCAAAAATTAACATTTCCATGTTCAGTCTTTCTCCTCTTTCCTCATGATTTCTTTTGTGCATTTGTCGCAATAGCAGCCTTCCTGCCCCTCTATCTTGTATAAGAAGCACGTCCAGCGTCTGTTCCAGATGCCTTTATCGTTGCGTCCCTTGCAGCTACCTTGCCCATCTCCTTCGCATCGTATTATTTTTAACATTTATTCAGTCCTCCTTATATGGTTCTGGATAGTCCATCCATGCAACTACTGTTCCGCCTAAAACTTTTTTATCCGTTTTCCAAATTCCATCAGTAGTATATGCTTGTTCTACCAATACTGTTCCATCGTCAAATACAACTGTAGCAATCACGTATTTAGATGTTTTCTCGAACATTCCTCTTTTCCAGTTGTCCGTTCCTTTGAATTTCGCAAATATAGAATCATGTTCTTCTGGCAATCTCTGACTGACCGGAATCCATCCATTTTCTTTCTCATTCTCTTCCAGATCAGCAAGAAGTAATTCTACAATTTTTGAGATATTATTTTTCGAGAAATAAGCTCCGTTCCCTGTGTTTTGCACCTCATTCTTCAATTGAATTAATCTGTCTTTAATATGGCTCATACTTCCACCTCACTATCCTCTGGCATCTGGAATGTCATTCCTTTTTTGAGCATTTCTCCAAGTTCTCCAGCATGTGCTTTGTTTTCTTCCGTTTTTGGTTTCATACTTAACATCCTACATACTTCTGGAATTACATATTTTGTGTATTCCGAATCTCCATAGGCTTCCTGAATCATATCCAGTACTTTCATGGCTTTTGCTTTAGTGGAATAATTACCCAATGAAATATACTCATCTTCTCCTGGATTCATCTGGCTCCAACAAATAATTTCTTTACCATTGATATTGTTGATGTTTATAACAATATTCTCAAACTTTACCAGAGACATTTTATTCTGACTTCTGATTAACATTTTGCGTCCTCCTTATCCAACATCGGAAACAGCCATCCTGTCTTTTCGTTCGATGCAATCCAATCAAATTTTAGCTCTGATAATTGGTACTCTTTATTGCATCTTTCACAAGTGAATCCTTTCGCTTTACTGTATTGTCCTATAATTCCACCGCATCCACATCTACAGTATTTATAATCCATTTTCATCCTCACTTTCCCCATGTGAGTAACTGAAATGCTATTGTGCAGTCCTCCATGATTTCTGTGTTAATATTTCCTCTATCTGGTTCTAATTCATCAAGAAATGCTCCGTTTATGCAACTATGACCAATTTCTCGCTCCTGTCTGGCTCTGCGTTCGAAAACCTCTGGGAAATCTACTCTGATTTTATTCCAGTAGCCCATTCTGCCTTTCGGGCAGCCTACGCAATTATTGTTCCCTTTATGTAATTTCTTTCACACCTTTAAATTACAACCTCGGTTTACCGAGGATTCGTTATTCCTTTCTATGTTTAAACTTCATTTTTCTCCTATCCAAATGCTACCTGCCCGTTATTCTGCGGGATTCTTTAATACAATCCCTAACTCTTCTTTAATAGCGTCTACATAATCAATCCATTCTGCCAGACCGTCATTGATATAATCGGCAGCCCGGTCAAGTCCATTTCTAAATCTCTGACAGCGTTTCTCGCCAAAACCGAAATCATCATGCAGAACGGCGATTGACAATATTACAAATGAATCCGCTATAACCTCTTTTATCTTTTCTGACGCTTTATCAAGGTCTTTTACTGCCAGAGAGGTATGTATCCCGGTCACACCCCGGAACTTGCATTCCTGTTCGAGGGCTTCAATCCCGCCCTGTTTGACAATTCGTCTGGCAAGGTCAAGCCCGTCCTCCCTGCCCCGTTCATATTCACGCATTTTATTCATTGTGTTAGACCTCCACGCTTTTTTAGTTTTCCCATCCAACAGCCCTCCTTATCTTCTGAGTCAGAATGTCAAACTGTAAGAATAATTCCCTGTCCTTACATTTCCTTGCTTTTATGTCACAGCCATAATCATTTATTTGGTATTTCCCTTCTAGCAGATCGCCATTATCCAGATATCTTTGAAAGACTCCTTTAGAAATCCCGAACCGTTCCAAAATCTCTATTCTGCTCATACTGTCGACGAATGTACCATCTGCTGTAACAATGTCATAAAGTTTCATTTTATCTCCTTGCTTATCTTTCTTATTCCGTACCCAACTGGAGTATATGCTCTGTCAGTACTGGGGTGGTTTGTTCTGAGCAGGTCATCATCAATCAACTGATTGATATGTTTCCAGACCGTAGCTCTCCCGGCATCTACCTTTTCAGAAATCTCTGTAATTGACGGTGCATATCCAACCAATTTGATATAACTGACGATATACATATAGATTTCTTTTCTAAGAGCCTGTCCCTGCTCGTATTTATTCTTAGTGTTGTACATTCTTTCTCACTTCCCTCTGCCTAGAATCTAATAATTTATTAAAAGCAACTAGACAATTCTTAATAAACTGTTTATCATTATCATCAGGACACATTTCCGCATACTCTCCAAGTTCTATCAGACGATCAGTGGCCTGCTTGGAATATTCATCTGTAAGTTCGGCTGAATAGAAATCTTTTATAGCTTTCCAAAATTCAGTCATAAATTTTTGAATATACGGAATATCCTTTGCTTCTACTTTTATTTTTATCATCTCCTTTGAATATTGTATACAATATACTGTATACGCTCTATTTAATTTTATTTTATAAATATAATATATTTATATTATTTTAATATAAGTAACCTTTGTTAACCGTAAAGTAACCGTACTAATTTGTGTAAACCATTGATTTTACAGGTAGGTAACCGAGTAACCGAGTAACCCTGACTTTCTCATATAGGGAAACTTTTATACTCAATATGTGCATATAAATACTCAAATATATATATACAGAATCAAAGGTTACCTAGGTTACCCGGTTACCTTTTGAACGAATTGTTTGTCAATCAAACACAATATCGTCTGTAATCTCAAAATCATCATTACAATTCACGAATCCTTTTGGAATTTCATCCACAATTTTCAAAAACACACATTTGGTGACAATTCCGTCAAGTTTTTTTGCTTTGGTCGGATAACCTCTGCTGTCAGTTTCCACAAGTCCCTTCTTAACAGCCCATGACAAAAATGCTTTTCTTGAGAATCTTCCAATTTTGCACAGATCATCAAACGCTGCACTATAGATTATTGCAGTCGACGTTTTCTCTACCGGGTCATTGTCAATAATTCCCCACCTTTCTGTTTTTATATCTGGGTTATCATCGAATTTAATTCCGTTCATGGCAATCTTATCAAGCACGAACCAGTAAGCACGTTCGTTTTCAGATACCATTTCTTTCTCTGTCAGGAGGCTCTTCGCCGTCTCAATGTCAATGTACTGGCCATCATGGAATAGCTGATCTGTTGCGATTTTATCTGCTGCCAGGATAATGCTCATTGATATGCTTTGCTTCTGCATTTTATCATCATCCTGTATAAGGCTCTGAAAATGCTTCTGTATGGCTTTTATATCGTCAATGGACATTTCCTTAACTGCATTCACAAAATCGATTCCTGCGTATCCGTAGTTCTTTTTAAGAGTATCTGCGGTAAGCTGTGGATCATCAAATATCTTTTCGGAACACTCAACCTCAATAATTCGGTTAATAGCTCCGCCCTGGCTGACATACCCGGCCAGCGGTCGTTCGCCGTTAGTCAGAATACAATTCTGCCAGCGATTCTCCCGGTTAACACCCAGCTCCTTGTTGGAGCGACTCTTTCCTTTTCCAGAACACAGGTCGTACACAATTCCCTCGAAATTATCTCGGATTTTAGCCGACACCTTTGAAGTATCATCCAGAATTAATGGAAGATTGTTAAGCATATCGGACTTTGCTTCCAGCGCCACATCCGTTGTCTTGAAGTCTCCTATGTATCGTGATTCACCCGGATTTGCCCAGACGGAAGCCCCCAACATAAGCGTCACAGTTTTACCACCCTCGGTTTCACCCCATAAGTCCACAAAGAACGGAAGAGCACCGACCAGTTTAATTAGAATGCTTGCGAAACTTGCAGCCAACATGATTTTTGGTTCGATTCTTCCAGTAGCACGAACCCTTTTTACATGTTCATACCACTCTGCTCTGCTGCCGCCTACACTGATACTTTCGTATAACTGCCGAAATCTCATATCACCATCAAATACGATATCCTTGTCGTAAGGCAGAAAATAATCTCGAATCCACCCGATTTTGCTAGAAGAATATTGGATGTTGATATAATCATCATTGGCATTTTCTACGTCTGACAGATACCGGACCAGATACTTCGCATTTTCCGAAGTGACTGAAATTCCCAACGCTGACAGCCCTACGATTTTAGTCGCGGATGTAATCATTGTCTTTGGAACGATAATTTCAGACCATTTACCGTTTCGCTTATATGCAAGCTTAATCTGCTCTTCTCCAGTCTCCATGTTTTTCATTCGTTCGATTGGAAGAATCGGATGATAACAGGCTATAATATCCGGTGATCCTGGATTTGTATTTGAAATCCTGATTCCCTCATCATCTGCCATCCAGTTGAGACATTTCATGCGGTCATATTCGCAATCAGAGAAATTTGTCCATTGATTTAATGTGGATACAGGTTTCTCTTGTTTTTCTTTCTCAAGGATCTGCTTATGTACTTTTGTGTAGACTTTTAACAGATCCTCAAATTTCTTCTTTACTCCAAGCTCTTTTGCCCTGTCCAGAAGCGTCAATGTCAAACGTGCCTTGTAAATCTCATCTTCTTGCTTGAATATCTCATTAAACACTTCTTCTTCCAGAATTGATTCTGATGTGAGCTTGTTAATCTGTTCCATTTTCTTTAATCACCTTCTTCCAATCCTGTTATGAATCCATGCTTATATAATGCAAGCTGTAATTTGTTCCATGCTTCACACCATCCATCTGATAATGGCCTTACTCTGCCAAGAACAGACCTGTAAAAGTCAATATCGGACAAACATTCCTGCAATTCTTCTTTTTTCTTCCGTTCTGCTTTCTCTCTCATTTCTTTTTGCTTCTGAGCGTGATATATTGCCATTCTGGAAGAGAAATCTGGTTTCTGGTAAGTTCCCCCAAGCATGGTAAAAGCTGTCTTAAAATCGCAATTATCCATGTTCTGGACAAATGTAAAAATGTCACCAGTCGCACCACATCCGAAGCAATAGTAGCTGTCTTTGTAAATTTTCATGGATGCAGTACGATCTTTCGGATGAAATGGGCACCGAACGAATCCTGCTCTGTTTGGAACCATGCCATATCTGCTTAGAACGTCCCTCATGCTATTCTGTTGTTTAATTGTTTCTTTATTCATTTGACAGAATCTCCAAAATTCTTTTGCCAGTGTCTTTCTTGTCGCAAAACAGAAATTCAACACCATACTTGCGTTGCATCGTGCAAAGAATCTTATATAAGACATCTCCATGCATAACTTTCTGTTCCTGCTCTACCCAGATGCCATTCTCTTTAACTCTTTTCTTCGCCCTGGGATTCTCCCACCAGAGAACATCGTCCAGCTTTTCGATTCCTTTCCCGTGTTCGCATAAGAAGACAAGTTTTATTCCTGCTTCATTTGCCCGGATAATTTCAGATCGGAATCTTTCATGCTGCTGACATACATTTCCGCATAACTCTGCAAGGTTCTGTTTTCTATCAACTACTAAACGTGGGTTATCATAATTCATGTAATCACCCACATACAGCTTTGACACGAACCATTTTTCCCCTGCCTCGTCAAATACCTTTTTAATGCCATCAATAACTTTCTGATGTTCTCTGCTATCAATCTGTATCAATTAAATGGCATCTCCTCGTCGATACCATCAGGAATGCTCATAAAGCCGTCCGGGTCGGCTTCTGGATTCGGTGTAGGTGATGCTGTCTGTGCCTGTGAAGAACCTTTACTTTCGCCGAATTCGATTTCCTCGACAACAATATCTGTTGTATATACCTTCACGCCGTCTTTATTCGTATAGGATCCTGTCTGGATTCTTCCAGATAAATCTGCTTTCATACCTTTTCTGAAATATTTTTCGATAAATTCCGCAGACTTTCCAAATGCAACACAATTAAGAAAGTCCGCTTTCTGATCAGAACCCTCTTTTACAAATCTTCTATTGACTGCAATGGAAAATCTTGCGATTGATGTTCCATCATTTGTATATCTGACTTCTGGATCTCTTGTAAATCGTCCTGCAAGAATAACTTTGTTCATTTTTTATTCCTTTCCACTATGCTGTTTATCGTACTCAATCAACATTTTGAGACATTTTTGCCCTTTTTCTTTTGTGAGTCCTTTCACATCGTCTACCTTGAAACGAGTTTTAATCTGTTCAAACAAGTTAGAATTCGGATATTTGTCAATGATATTCTGGATGCTCATTACATTTTCTGAAGTAATCATCTCAACAGGTTCTTTTGATTCTGGCTTTTTAGCTGCTGCTTTCCCACTACTACCTGTATTAGTAGAATCACTGTCTTTGTTGTCATCAATGCAGAACAAACCATTCAGTGCGTACTTTCTTGCATAAGATGACGCTGCGCCTGTAACCTGGGAAGAATCCATGCCTTTTTTTGACTCTTCTTCCCTTGCATAAGCAATTGTTACGATTTCAGAAGAAGAATCCTCTGCATCTTTTAAATGCGTTTCTGCTCTTACATAGATTCTGTCCCCGACCACTTCCATCTGATCAGTGATACATAACACTGTCTTTGTTTCTGCCAGAAGCGGCTTTACTGCTTCAAGAATGTCCTCACAGCTTCTGTATTTATATTTCCCAAATGAGTTATACTGCCCTTTAGGGGCTTTCAACTTTGACTGAATAATGCCTAACTTCTCATATATATTCACTTCTATTCCTCCTTGTCATAAACCACATGTTTACTGCCTTCGATAATCAGCAAACTTGCGATATCTTTCATTGATAAGGTTGATTCGTTATAAATTTCAACCAGTGCGTTGTAAGCACCTGTTGATACTTTCACAACCGGGTTATCCTTATCGGTTGCGGGCTGCTTCTTCCTTGCCAGAATACGGATTTCAAATTCGCTCATTAGCGTCCCCTCTCTTTGACCAGTTTTGAAACGACATATATTAAATCACTTATCAGTTCATTTTTATCCTCGTCGTTCATAGATTCCGTAACTTCTTTAATACCGTTACGATCTCGAATAAATACCTTAGATTCATAATCTTCACATGCCACCATAAATCTGCTTGCTTCAAGAGTTATCATAAACTTCCCTCCTTATATGCTTTCTGAGCCGTTAAAAGCCCGTTTAAGGCTTGTACGTAGCTCGCCAATGTCCTTGCCTTGTACTGTTCTTCAATCGGATTATCCGTCACTGTAGCAAGTTGTATGTCGATTAATCTCAATACTTCCTGAATGCGTTCGTCCATACTTACACCACCTTGAAAAAGCAATACAGGTTATCTGATGCATCTCCGAACTTCTCTCCGTCAATATCTTCGGCTTTGTGGTATTCCACATGGTCCAGAGACATATCGCAGTTCTCATAATCCAATATGTGATCCCCTCTGGATTGAAGCTCTCTGAGCAGTTCATTAATACATCCTGCTATCTCCAGACTGGGAAGAAGTTTCATAATTGCTATCTGCTTACTCATTTGGACACTTCCCATCTATCAGAAGTTCCAGCAAGAAAGTTTTGATTACTTTGAGACTTTCAAGGCTTTCTTTCTCAAAAAAAGAATTAAAGGATACATTCCGATATAAGTCCCACTTAAACACACCTTTAGGAAGCTCAACGTCTTCTTTTCTTTTAAGCCCTCTTACCTCCAAGCCGTAGCCTGAAAAATCGAATGTGACACTTGCTGTCGGAACTTCATTCACAACTCTTTTACAGAGTCCATAAATTTCATCAATCTCTTTCTCGAACATCTTCTTATCCTCCTTATTTCCTACTGCCAGTCTGCTTTCATCTGGTGAACCGCCCATGCTGCCGAGATGCCAAAAAAGATGTTCAGCCAGATAGGTATATCCACATATTTCCCGGCAAGCATACAAACAGCAATCAGCACATACTCTTTCATTTCATTTCTCCCATAATCCACGCCAGATTGCTTGCTACCAGTGCGGCTGCGGTCACAATCCATGCAGTGAACCATTTTCTTGCTTTTTTTCTACTTTCTTCGACAATTTCTGTCGCAAGAATGAACTCAAGTTCGTCCCATGTCGGAACGTTTTCACATTTATTTGTGCTATTTCTACTCATATCGTGCTAATTTCTCCTTTTTAGTATTTACAATTAGCAGATACGAAGTTATAATTAACCTGTACCTACTAAGTGTGGTTTAGTGGGTGCAACGCTCCGGGGCGGAGGTGTCAGCTCCCTCCGGGGCACTATCGCTTTAATGCTTCTTTCCCTCTCCAGATATATCCTGTTTCTTCCCAGAGTTTTCTTGGAGAGATAACAAATTCTATTCTGCCAGAACCTTTTCTGTCGTGAATCACTTTATTCCCACGATACGCCGTACCGATAGGCAGCCATCCATAGATGATTCCTGCTCTGACAGATGGTGTAGGAATGCCTGTCATTTTGCTCACGTCTGATACTGTCAGGCGTTCGTTTGAAAACTCCGGCATCTGTGGAATGCCCGATATGATTCTCGCAACCTCTGCGGCGAACTGATGAACTTCTGCATTTTCTTTGATGTAAGTATCAACTTCACTCATTTCATGCTCCTTTCATATTTGTTTTTATGAATTTTTTTTACCTTTGCTTTCTTCTTTCTCTTTTGAGTTTTGAATGGAGATTTCTTTCCGGTAAAATGCGTAAAATTATTTGCTCCCATTATTTATCACCTATTGTATTTCCTTTCCCCTCTACCTATAATGCTTTTACAGGCACCGACATGCCGAGTATAACGAAAGGGGAATTATATGGTTGAAACAATCACTCGACTGTATCACTGCCACAAGATTCACAAGCATGTGACTGTTTATGAAGAGTATGAGGTTTCTGGTAACAGTCGCCGCCTACTGCGGTGCTCATGTCCATATCATCAATACACGGAAATGAAGCCGCGCTGTGATGGGTATAATGACCATGGTTTTCAATGTGGTTATGCAAAAAATCAATAACCAGGCTCACTAACTCATCTGGTCGCTCACTTGGCGATAGGTAACAGTAAAGCCGTAGGTCACATTTGCAACAGTCTCCACCAGATTCTTTGCAGTGCTGGCTGACGGCTTTATTAAATTGTAATGCGTCCATTTATGCTCCTTTCTACTCAATACACATTTGAGCATTGCAGTCCCTGATGCACATTACTGTATTGGTGCATGGATGCCAATTTCTGACATATTCCATAGATTCTTTAAATCTCAGCTTAGGGATGTTATTACGGGCGTTTACTGCGAAGTAAGTCTTTATATCCCTGTTGCATTCAGCAAATACTTTCTTGCCAATTTCCTTGTAAGCATTTGACTCTTTCCCACCAAGGTGAGCAATTACGACACTTGACACTAAGTCTCTAATAGATTCCTGCTGTGCGTAGTCAATAGTCATGGTGTTTTCAAGTCTGTTAAGCCGTTCTTCGTGATCTAAGAATCCTGTCGCAATAACCTGTATCTGTTCAACTGTCGTCAGTGGCTTCTGGTATGAGCCTGTCTTTCTGATTGTCGGAAGAACTTCATCCATAACCCATGATTCGAATTTCTCTGCCGATGGAAGTTTCGATTTCATAATCAATCGGTACAAATCTCCCTCATTTATGTATGACATTGACTGAATGCCACTAGATGTAGGGGTGTCACGTTTCGTTACTCCCTTACAATGGTCAAGAATGGCTTTCCTCGGATTACTGTATCCAAGTGCTTTCGCAACATCTGTTCCAACAAAATACGGTTTCCCGTCAATTTCTATTGTTCGAATTTCTCCGAACTCCCCTGAATTAAAAATCTGTAATTCGTTCATAAGTCTCCTTTCTTGTGATATACTCCCTATAGATGGGAGGTGATTAAATGATAACTGGGAAACAATATCGGCTAATGAAGTCCGTTCTTAAAAATAACGGAACCACTGCACAAGATACCGAGAATCACGAAATGTATAGATACTTAGCATCTAAAGGATTCTTACGTAAGCAACCTGTGCGTGGATATGAAGGCTATGTGGTCACTCAAGACGGTGAAGTTGAAATGAAAATATATAGAGAAGATACTTACCGTTTTAAAGTGACTACTGCGATCTCATTCATTGCTCTTATCACAAGTATCGTTTCCACAATTTTGAAATTCTGTATCAAGTAGATCGTCTGCAAGATGTCCAAGTGGTATTCTTTTGCCGGGTTCCAGATAGATAGGATTTGGAAGCTCTAATCCATTCGTTTTCCCGGTAAGAATCGCCACTTTTAACTGATTTACCTGTTTCTGTAAATCTCTTACATAATCAAATAGATACTGAATATCTGTTTTGCTCAACCGTTTTCACCTCCATGTTAAGAACTTTCTTTCTGTGCCTTATCAGAATCATCTGGCTTATTCTCAGAAAAACTTTCCGTCTTACCGAGAATATATCCTTTGTCAAACTCTGACATATTAGGAATCGCGTCTTTCAGCTTTTCAATGATTCTTTTTTCTTTTTCAGACATATACTCACCTCTTTTCTTGTGATATACTCCCAGTAGATGGGAGGTGATTAAAATAAATCAAATTATTTCAATTTTAAAATCGGCTAAAGGAATCATTACGTTTGAAAATGTTTCTTTTATCCTTGGGTTAATAGGGTCTGCTGGAACTGCTTGGCAATTATTTCAATCACGGCGTAATCTTCATTTAAGCTTGCCTTATTTTGGATATAGCCCAGAAAAACAACTGGCTTTGGCTTATATCCAGTTCGACAATCTCTCAAATTCCGTAATATCAATCACAGATGTCTCCATTGTTATTAACGGAATTACATATCCATGCAATAAGTTGCCAACTATCGTTGCTTCTTCAGACCGGAAAATCGGTGGAAAAACCGTTTCTTCCGACAGCTTGTACAACATGTCTCTTCCGGTTTGTTTGTCTGGATATGGTGGAAGCAGCGGCTACTTTGTGTTTCAGATTCCATTAGAATCTGTTCCACCTGACTCCACACGCCGGACATTTTTAATTTCGACCAGTCGTGGCTCGTCATTTCGAGTTGAACTGAAACCTGACCGAGAATATTTTCACTGACGGTGCAGTCTAACATTTTTCTTCACCTCCTTCGTTGTACTTTGTACACTCTTAATATAATACTATGTACAACTTTTGTCAAGAACTATTTTTGTACATTGTACAATTTTTATTATTTACTTTTTTAATTATGTGGTGTATAATCTTATTTGAAAGGAGGTGTACGAATTGAAAAACAGAATAAAGCAAATAAGAAATTCTAATCCTAATTGGAAGAGTCAAGATTTATTTGCAAGCTTTTTGGGAATACCAAAGGCAAATTTATCTAGTTATGAAACTGGAAGAAGAACTCCTACAGACGCAGTAATTCAATTAATCTGCGAGAAATGTTCTGTAAACGAAGAATGGTTAAGAAATGGAACTGGAGAACCGTTTCAACCAGAGAACAAAAACGATGAAATTTCTAAGTTGTTCGGAAATGTTCTAAAGTCTAGTGATGATGATTTTAAATACCGTCTCATCAATGCTCTAGCAAAGCTGGATGATTCTGGATGGGATAACTTAGAAAAGCTCCTAGACACGATTTACGAAAAGAAATGAGAAAATAGCCAAGGGCAATGCGCAAACCCTTGGCTTTTCTTTTTAACCGATTAATGTTTTTATGAAAATGTATATTGACCTCAGCCAACATCTGTTTTCTATCTTTTGTATCATTTCAATAATTTCTTTCTTATAATCCATAAATAACCCTCCCTGTCGCAACTACCGCCTACATTACAGTATATGTCCGGTTTGTGGAAAATATAACCGAACATTAGTTCGCTTTTGCTATTATACCACCTATTCCAACTCTTGGCAACTGCCAATGATACACATGAACTCTCACTATTTTACAGAAAAAAAACATTTCTTTTTCATCTAAATCACTCTATTTCATTCTAAATCTTTACAATATGCTCTTAAAATGATAAAATAAAAATACCACGAATAACCTTACTTTACATAATATTGCAAAATCAGCGGTACAAAATACATAATCCGCATAAAAAGTGCGAAACGTGGTGAAAACATATCGGGAGGGTGTTTATCATGAATGAAAAGAAAAAATATTGTAAGCACTGCGGAGAACTTATCGACGACGACTGCGTAGTGTGTCCTAAGTGCGGAAAGCAAGTAGAGCAGTTGACTTCTAACAACAGAGACATCGTCATTAACAATTCTGCGTCTTCCTCTGCGTCCTCAGCGGCAAGTTCAGGTACGCCATATATAAGACGGAAAATGCCATGGTATTTAAGTTGGTTTTGGATTTTCATTTTAGGAATCTTCACTGGTGGAATTTATTGGATTGTAGGAATTGTAATGAGAGTCAATTGGAAATCGCATAATTAATAAAAAACCACCCCGGCATTGGCGTACCGAGGTGGCGTTTATACATCTCCGAAGAAATGTAATATTCTGGCAAAACATATTGTATCATCTTCGGAGCAGTCGAACAAGACAGAAAATTTGTTCGGCTGTTATTTTTATACCTAAAAACAGCTATAAAGAAAAGAGGAATAAAAATGGCGAAGAAAAGAAAGAAATACCCGAAGCTCCCCAACAGTTTCGGAACAATACGGTATCTGGGCAGCAATCGCAGGAATCCATTTGCGGTCCATCCTCCGGCAGTACTGGATGAAAAGACCGGAAAGCCCGTCCGACCGCCTGCAATCTGCTATGTAGATGACTGGATTAAAGGATTTACTGTACTGACCGCATACAAGGCAGGAACATATCAGCCAGGGATGGAACGAGACCTTGAGATATCACCTACAACGGACGTAGATATCCTTGTTACTCGTTTGATTGCTGACTACAATACAATCAAGGGTGTCGAGGATAAACACCCGGAAATCAAGAAATTGACGTTTTCAGAGGTATATGAGAAGTTTTACGCATGGAAGTTTCCAGAGGGTTCAAAACTTTCTTATAGCTCAAAGATAGCTTACCAGACTGCTTACTCAAACTGCACGGCTCTGTATAATCGTGTATTCGAGGATTTAAAAGCGCCTGATCTGCAAAAGGTAATTGATGACTGCCCGTTAAAGCGTCAGAGTCTCATGGCAATTCTTACACTGTTCAAGCAGATGTATAAATACGCTGTTTACTCAGAAATTGTAACGGAAAATAAGGCGTTATATGTCCATGTCAATGCTGATAATGACACCGAACATGGAACGCCATTTTCTGATCAGGAAATGCAAGTGCTATGGAATAATACCGACGATCCAGAAGTGCAGCTCATTCTTATTATGTGTTACTCCGGCTGGAGAATCGGTGAAGTGTTAAAACTTACAACCAACTTAGAAGAAAGATACTTCCAAGGTGGTATCAAAACAAAAGCCGGTAAAAACAGAATTGTCCCGATACATCCCGCTATATACCATTTTGTCGAACAGAAAGTGCTGACACAAGATGGAAAACTATGCGTATATACTCAGCAGCATCACAGAAAAGCGCTGTTCTATCCTACACTGGAACGCTTAGGAATCGTTGGCAATCCGAAGCACACGCCGCACGACTGCCGGCATACTTTTTCCATGTTATGTGAAAAATACGGCGTCCGGGAGAACGACCGGAAGCGAATGCTGGGTCACTCTTTTGGTGGAGATGTTACAAACGCGGTATATGGACACAGGACACTAGAAGAGCTCCGAACAGAGATTGAAAAGATAAAAGTCCCATTTGTGACTAACTGTGACTAACGGAATCTTATTTTATCAATTTTATTCATCACAATTCAGAACATAAAAACGCGTGAAACCCTTGTAAAATCAACATTCTCAGCGATTTTACAAGGAATTCACTCATTTCATTTTCATTATTCTAATTGTATTCAATCAGGATATTAATTAGAACTATGCAAATGTCAGAAAGTCCTTTAAATACAGTACTTTAGAGGATATTTAATTAGAAAATGATTTTTTTGTTTGTGACTAACGTGTGTCCAACGAACTAATAGGATTTACAAAACGAAATGATACAATATGTTATAAGAAGCATGATTCCCGGGGCGTTATCCCCGGGAGTTTTTATTTATGAATTTCTGAAATTCTGGTAAATACGCCCTTCGGGACAAACTCAAATACGAACCCATCATCATTCGGGTACGGGATTCTGACGAAGTACCATTTCAGCCCGGCACTGTCTGTTTCTGTGTACTTCATAACCTCTACAACTGCACCTTTTTTCAACTTCGGAAACAGTTTAGATGGGCTATTTTTGTTTGATTTTGTATAACATTTTGTGTCTTTTTTAATCTGCGCAATGTAGGCTCTTGTGTTCTGTTTTTTGACTGTATCCGAGTCTGAAACTGGCGTTGTATCTTTGACTAAACTGTAGTTTGGAGTGCAGAATTTTGTTCCCGGGAGGTTGCTGTTGTAGTAGCTTTTCTGGCATACTCCACCACCATTTGCGATAATTGTAGAACCGCCAGAAGTGTTTCCTTCAACTGTCCAGAACCGATCTCCTGACACCTTAATTACGATTCCAGTGTGTGCAAATTCTCCATTACGTTTGAAAATTACAATATCACCAATCTTTGGATTTGCATTCAAAGTAAACAAATCTGCTATTGTAGGGCAATAAACGTATGGCCAATGTTTTAAGAGCTTCTTTGCTGTATCTAAACCAAATGCTTTCATCATGCACCACGAAACAAACGCTGCGCACCACGGCTGTCCCTGATAATCCGGCTTAATATCTCGCCAGTATTTTGTATAATTATTTTCTCCGGCATTTGCTGTCTTGCTGTCAAGCTGGCTATTGCTTGCCTTTTCAAGATATCCAACTTCATTCTTTGCGATCTGGATTAATTTATCAATTGCGTTCATGCCTGTTTCCTCACTTTCTGGAAAATATGTTTTCAGCGCATCGTAAACAAATTTCTGCCTGTCCTTATATGCTCCCACTTGGTTCCCTGTGTCCGTCTGGCAAGCTGCATAGAGATTGTCCAATGTATATGGTTTCTGAGTCTTTGCTAGAATCCGGGTTACTGCCCCTAGTCCACCTTGGTGCCTAAAGTTCACGCACATAGCTTGCGCTCTAGCATCCGTAACGCCCTGTTTAAGGGCTTCATCTGCATATGTGGCTAATTGTTCATCCATAAGACTATCTTGACATTTAACGCCGATTTTGGATGATATAAGCTGAACGATTAAATTGGCGAACTGGCTGCTTCTGGAAATGTTAAAGCAAGACCAGTCTACCTCCTGCACCTGCTCCCATAATCCGATACTGTCCAGTCTGTCCCATTGTGCCGTATCTGCATCATGAATCCGTTTCAAAAGTGTTTGTGCTTCGGTTGCGTACCACTGTCCTGCCCCGATTGTGATTGCGTGTTCTTTAGAAGAATTGGTGTAGGCTTCCGTGAAGTCCGAATAATCCTGCTGTCCGTAAACCTGTCCGCCGGTCTCGACTGCATAAATAATCTTTCTCAGGACGTTCTTTTGTTCAGTTGTCATGTTACCTGCTCCTTTCGCAAAGATTCTTACCTAATTCTGATTATAGCATTTAGCGTTAAGGCATCTCTGTACCAATTTAAAAATCCGACAGGTGATTGCCTGCCGGATAATGCTAAATAACATATTTGTGATGATTGTATCTAACCGACTCTTGGTTAACCTTTGCACTGTTCCTTATAAATAGGTAGAGACTTTACGAAAGTTTTCCATTTTTTTTAATGAATTAAATGGGAAGAGAGGCAAAATTTAATTTATTGATTTGTCATATATATAACCGTAATTTTAGATTTACCAGATGGAATAGTACCATCACATCTTACTTTTCCATCTGACGACTGTATAAATGGCATAGCATTAACCGCTCCAGATTCAGATGTAAATATTAACCTTGTGTTATTTTTTGGAAAATGTTCTTTTTTATTAATTGTAAAAATATAATCCGATGTTGAGTTCAATATATTTAAATTAAGGCTAATAATATGCAATAAGTTACTATAAACGCACATATTCGCACCATTATTACATCCATTTCCATCTGCAAAATTTGAAATATTGCTATTAAGCGTAATTGTAAATTCTTTAAATATTGGAAGAGAGTTACTATTTAATTCATTAATCGCTCCCAGAATTGTTTTGTCGTTCGTTTGAAGCTTCTCGAATACTTTGTCAGCAATTTTTCCAAGTACCCAGTCTGAAAGAGTAGACAGCGAAAGGCGTTTATTTGCCTTTCCTGCCGTATCAAGCGCCATGACCTCATCATTATCAGCTACTGTAGTTTTTGTAGTATAATCTGTCCACTTTGGCATAGCTACTTCCTCCTTATACTAAATATTTGTCCCGGATATATTTCTTGACTGCATCAAGGTGAGCCTGTACATTGTCATTCATCACAAGGAAATTGCCTTTGTTATTCTGGCTGACAACTTCTCCTGTTTCCTCGTTTACCTCAGAATAGGTGTAAGCGATACGGCTTCCCTCTCCTGTACTAAGATTCATAAAACTTGTAAGAATTTTTTTCATGATATTTTCCCCATTTCGTCAATAATGTTTTCCCTGTCATTAAAAAGTTCCTTTTCATAATCTGGTTCTGATACTTCAAGGCTTTCGCTGTAGTCTGGTTCTGGCATGTCTGTGTCTATTGCCCTGTCATAAGCCGTCTCACTCGCATCGGCAAACCGTATGTGCTCATAGTCAGCTTGCCACGCTTTAATTTCGAATGCGAATTTAAGTCCCGGAGTGCCTTTCACAATGAAATATGTCTGTTCCTTTTTATCTACCCAACAATCGCCATCTCCTTCCTTTTGCAAGAAAACATAGTATTCAATCCCTACATTGGTAGATTCTTGAAAAATGTCGTCTATGTCTATCAGACATGTGCCATCTTCCGATATGGATGCTTCTCCAATATCTCCGAATATAGGAGAGGCCATTTCGTAGCAATAAAATGCTTGTGTGCCGTAGTTTTTTGTTGAAAGGATTCTTTTTTTTGTTCCGCGAACACTAAGATCTGCAAGGTCCGTCCCTGTATTTCTACTATAGAAGTGTCCACTGGCTTCTACATTCGACTTTGACTTGATAATTCCACTCGCTGTAATTGTTTGAGTAGTCTCAATAGCGGAAGCGGATATTTTATTTACAGTAATGTTATTTGCTATTGTACTGGCGGAATACACCACGCCCGTTTCGATAGACGCGCCTTTAATTGATGTGCCATATATAGTCCCCAATGTCGGAACGAAATACGATGTACGATCTTCCGCATAAATATATCCAGTTTTACCATCTAATTTGACAGAACCACCATAATTAACACCAGATGACTCAATTACTTTATTCGTTGAATCAATTTTCCATCCCGCTAGCTCGCCAGTGTCAATGTACGAAGCATTCAGATATATCCTGTTATCATACAGATATATTCCTTGCGTTGCTCCATTGTTAGTCAATTTATTGAAAATGTCCAACTGAGTCATGTCACTGGCATCTTTTCCGTCCTGTCCATCTTTACCTTTTTCTCCATATACGCCAATCACGTGAGGAAGTGTTGTTGTCTTAGACCCGTTTGTAAAGAAAGTCTCCTCATAGTTCCATAAGTACCGCTTGTCCGGTGTTGGAGTCTGCACAGCTTCTGTCCATCCAGAACTGCTTGTTGATACGCCAGACGAACTGGACGTAGCGAGATAATGCTGTACAATCTTCGAGATTCCATTTCCGGTATCACCTTGCTTTTGCTTCACAACTACAAATTCTTTCTTTGCGGTCATCCCATTGTAAGTTGCAGTTGCTGTGATTGTGCCACTGTCCACGGACAGTCCAGAGACCGTGTACGTTGCCCCTGATGCTGAACCACTTATTCCTTTTTCTGCTGAAAATGAAATGTTTGACCGTGCGGTCACATTCTCAGCACCATACAGTACAGTTACCGTAGTTTTGCATGTCGGAAATGTAGTATATTTGCCAGATGAATCTGTTGGGATTCCCTGGAATTCATTTGATAACAGCACACTCAACGTTGCATATTTTGTCGCGATTTCAGTCGCGGTATTAGACGCTGTATCTTTTGCTATTTCGGATACAGCTTTTCCTTTTAACGAAAACTCTGTCGCGGCAATGTGTACCTTTCCATTGTCATCAATATGGAGCGTGATTTGGTTATCGCTGTCAATAACCTTAATCCCTTTTGCGTTAATAAATTTGCCTGCTAAAACGCCTGCAAGGATATAATTTGCATTAATATACAGCTTCTTGTCCTTGATATATATGCCTTGCTCTTCACCGCCATTAGTAAGCTTATTAAATACTTCATCCTGTCCAAGACTTGTGTCATACTCTTTGACTGCATTATCAATATCGGTTTTGTCCACATATTTGAAATCAATCCAGTCAGTATCGGTAAATGCACCATCCGACCGGCTTCTAACCGCTGTTTTGATAGAAGCTTTGCCATCTGCTTTTGATGTGACCCAGAAATCTCCCTCATTATATGGTGGTTTAGGTTGTTCAAAATAAACTGCCGCTTTCCCATCAATCTTATCAAACAGATAGTCTGGTACTTCCTGTTCTACCCATTTATTTCCGTCCCAACGCCAGCGCGTGTTATTTGCAGTATTCTGCCAAAGGTCTCCTTTGTGGACGTATTTGCCTTTTTCCCAAACAATTAAAATCTCATTTCCGCCTACGTCCAGAATGGAATTGCCATCAACATCTGTCCACGGAATCTCTTCTGTTTCTGTCCATTCAAGTGCCGGGTCTGTATCCTGGCTCCAGGTCTGAATCTTACCATCAAGTTGCTCTTGGAGGCTTTCAATCGTATCGGCAAAAACGCCCTTGATAAAAGTTGTAACTGCTGAATCATCTGTATACTTAGATGCTCTCACCCAGTCATCGGCGTCATAGCTTGCACCCTCTGCCTTTGCCTTTTGACACTTAAGAATGTCCCCTGTCTTTCCCTGAACCCATAAATCGTCAATATCGTAAGGTGGCACCGGCTCTGCTCCGAAAATTCTCTTCTTTGCATTTGCCGTGTTTTGCGCCTGTGCCGCATCAGCCAGAGCTTTGACCACCGCAGTGTCTTTTACATAATCCCACTTGTATTCGCCATTAATCTTTGCATATCTGTAAGCCTGTCCGCCATATTCTTCGCTGTTTACAATATAAAACAGGTCACCTAAGTGCTTCTCTTTAGTTGTATCATCTGCCCAAGTGGATGCCGGTTCATTGTTACCATCAGGAACATAGTCTCCAAAGAATGCTTCTATCTGCCCGTCAATCTGCTCCTGAAGAACCTTAATCTGTGGAGAATACACTTCTGTAATAAATTTCTCAACCTCGGCATTTGCGACATTTTCAGGTGTTTTTCCTTTAATTGTGAGTTCTGTAGCATTAAGATTGACGGCCCCTGTCTCTGCATCAATGCGGAACGTAATGTTTCCGTCATTGTCTTTTGCCGTGAATCCCCTAGTGTTAATCCAGTCAGACTGAATGCCGATAGCATACAGAATGTTCAGCACTGCATCACCGTTGCTGTCAAATCCGGCTTTCCAAGTCCGGCCTCCGTCTACTGACAAGAAGAATCCATCAACACCCGTCTTGTAGATTACTTTAGAATCAGCAAGCGTAGGCTTGTCGTGACGATATGATACCGTCGAGCCGTCTGCCTGAATTTCTTCTGTATAGTAGAATCCAAGGGTGTTAGCCGCCAGTTCGTTCATCTGCTTTAATTTTGCATCATAGGCAGTAATCTTTTTCTCAGAATCTTTCTTAAGGTTGTCAACTTCTACCTGCATGCTGTCGGGATAATCTGCATCAATATCTTCCATGCTTTTTGCATTACATGCAAAACTTGTGCTGCCAGAAAAAGCAAAGTCTACATCTGTCAGATATGAATAGTAAATATTGCCTTTAATGTCGGAAAATGTAATTCTATCTCCAAATGTGGCGTATCCGATTGCTATGCTGTCACAAGAAAATGGTCTTAATCTCATGCCGACCAGTTCTTTTCCAATCAGGTCAACACCCGTCTGTTCATTGCCACTCAGAAGCTTGTTGTCAATCGTGATGACATATCCGTCTGTACCGTACTTGTATTCCGTCTCATTATCTGTATACTTGACCCCAGTAACAACTACATCGTCAACATCATAGGTAAGGTTATTGATAAAATTTGGCTTAAATCCTTTTCGCTCGAGAATTGTCTCAATCTCGTTGCTATCAATGTCAAGAATAGTGTTTCCATTAATGTCGTACCATGGAATTGTTTCTAATGTAATAGTGTCTGCACCATCGTCAAAAGTGATAATTCGCAAATTATCGTTCTCGTCAATGCGAGCGTTACCACCTGCCAAAGCTGCAACCATACCAATTACTGCTCTAAAAGTGGTGTTCTCGGGCTTCTTCTGCACCTGATAGTCTGCATTTTTAAATACTGCGTCACCTAACACAATCCCGGTCTGCTGACAGGCATCTTCTAAAACCTCTCTGACAGAGCATGGGAAAACAAGGTTTGTATTGTAGCCTGTCTCTGCCTTGCTCATATAGTCCAGCAAAGTGAGATTAATCTCATCGGACGTGGCAGGTTTTTTTGATACAATGAATGTGCCGCGGCGAATGGTTTCCAATCTATCAGACAGTTGCAAATTTAAAAATAGGGTGAACTGTGCTCCGGCAAAGTTGTAGTCAGAGAACCTATCATCATCATTGACCAGTGCCAATGTTGCTGTTTTTTCAATAGCTACACCTATCGGGAAATCCCCGGAATCAGAAGAATCTACAATGCCGTTTCCGTCAAGGTAGAAATCTTCTTTTCCCAGGCTTAAAATTGTCCCATCACGCAGCACCGCATTCGCCGTAACATAATAGTTACTATTTAAGAGAGATTCCGTCTTTAACTGATTTGTAGCATTAATCATACCGGTCGAATGCTCCTTACATTAATAGTTAATCCTGTCCATCGTTCCTCATTATCCTTGAGTGTTTGCGCTGCCATGTTGAAATTAGATGCATAGAACGTCTTGTCAATCCATTTGCCGGGGGTTCGAGGATCTTTGTGATGAAATGTGAACTGACTTTTGTTGATCATAGAGTTGAGAATCGTTGCAATCTCTCCCCATTTAAGTTCACCCCATTCCATGTCATACCCAGCAATGGTTCCCATTGGTGTGTTATGCATAACTAAATCCTGGCTTCTTTTAGAACTTTCTGTTGATGTAGTTGCGAACACCGGCTTGTATGTGTCAGGGGCCTTTATAATGACCCCATCAATCTTAAACTGCTCCTGTGCCATTTACACACCTCCTAACAAGAATGGATTCTGACCGCCGTTTCTGCGTCTCCTAAGTTCCGCTTCATCAATGATAATGTCTAATAGTTTTCTGCCAGATGCATTGACTGTAACATTGTAAGTGTTTCCATTTCCCTGCCCTTTCCCTGACTCTTCCCGGACGATCTGACGTAACAGGCTTTCCGGTGCTTCCAGGTTATTCCCTTTCTTCTGGTCTCCTAATACTGCAAGAAATTCACTTCGCGGTGGAATGACTGCACCGCTAGCCAGATACGGAATAGTTCCGACACGCGGGAACGTTGCATGGAACCCGATTCTCTTTGTTCCGAATGGTGTAGGTACATTCCATGGGCCAAAAGAAAACGCTGATTCGATTCCACCAATTGCGTTGTTGATTACTCCGATTGCATTATTGACGATATTAATTGCCTGATTAATTGGCCTTTTGATAAAATCCACGATACCTTCAAATGCTGATTTGACCGCATCCCTGGCAGCATTAAACTTATCGGTAATGGCGTTTTTTATTGCTTCAACCTTAGTAGATACAAAAGTAGTAACACTTTCCCATGTTCGGGATGTCTTGTCTTTTATTTTGTCCCATACGCCCGTAACCTTAGTTTTGATTGCGTCAAACACTGTCTTTGCTGTGGTTTTGAGAGCACTCCATAAACCAGAAAGGGTCTTTTTAATGGCATTCCAGACGGTTGAAGTCGCTGTCTTGATTGCGTTCCAGGCAGTGCTAATGACGGTCTTTATTATGTTCAGTGCACCTTTTGTTACGGTTTTAATTATCTCCCACGCACCTGACACAACATCTTTGATAAAGTTCCATGCTCCATCCGCAATCTCTTTTATTCCCTGCCAAGCCAGTTCCCAATCTCCCGTAAAAACGCCTACAAGGAAATCAATGATTCCGCTCAGAGTGTCTGCTACATCACCAATAATTTTAATTAATGATTTTATGACTTTGATTGCCACAGTGCCTACAACGTCAATTATTTCTGCCACAACTGGAAGTAAATTCGCGATTATCCAGTTAATTAAAGGCACTAACACCGACTCCCACAGAAGTTTCAGAGAATCAATGAGTTTTCCGAGGAATGTTTCTATCTTTAAAATCGCGTCCCCTAATGGTCCCTCTAACAGCCCTTTGATTTGTTCCGCCAGTCCTTGTAGCACTGGAAGAATGTATGTGTTATATCCAGTTATCAGAGTTTCAAATATGCTTGATAGTCCATCTGCTATAGAATCAAAGAACGGTTTTACATGCTCATCGTATAATCTTGATACTGCGTCACTAAGGTTTTGAACAACTGTTAAGACCCCACTTGTTACGGTTTCTATTACTCCGAGGCTACCCTCAATTGCTGACTTTAAAATGTCCTTGTTGTCGATAAAAGGCTGTGCAATCATGTTAAGGATATCTCTGCCAAGTTTTGCAGCCGTTTCTGTAAGAACCATTCCGATTTCAGCAAAGATTCCTATTAAATTTGCTGTAATCTGCTGCGCAGTTTCTCCACCAAAAACTGAGAAAACATCTGCGAAAGCAACTGCAAGGTTTCCTGCGATTTGTGAAATTTCAGCACCGATGTTGAACATATCTATCAGATAGTTCTTTATTCTTTGCACGTTCTGCTTTAAAAATTTTTCAATTCCGCCTATAATGTTTTGCGCAATTGTCAATCCGATTCTGGCAAATGAGCCGGCAACTTGTCCAATTGCATATGCAAATGAATCTAAGAACTTATTTGCCGCCTTAACAACTTCTGGATCAGTGAAGATATCCTTTAAAGATTTCCATATGGAATCAAGATCCTTTTTTATTCCGTCAAAAATCGGCTCGTAATCTCCTAATCCATCCCAGAATCCTTTTGCGATTAACTTAGCCAGCTGTTTAAATCTGTCGATTATCTTTTTTAGCGGTTTTGACATTTTATCAAGAACTGTCTCGCCCTCTGCCAACTTTCCGTAATCAACATTTTGTACAGCATCTTTCATCTGATCTGCAAGTCCGCCGGTTGCACCCGGTACTTTTGACGATGAATCTGCGCTTTTATCCGTTGAATAATTATTTATTTCGTCAAGCGGACTAAGGTATCCTTTTGCCGCCTTAGTAGCTTTCTTAGTTGCGTCCGCTGTATCATTTGTTGCATCTGCCAGCTTTTCGGCATTGTCGGCAGCATTTCCATATTGATCTGCCGTATCAGCTATTGCATCTGTCCCGGCAAGACCTGCACCACTTGCACCTGTTTGTCCAGAAGACTTCTTTCCGGTAATCAATTCCGTAAATGACTTGAAGGCATTTGCCAGAGTTGCTAACTTACCGAGTAAGATATTGATAACTTTCAGAACAGGAGTAAAGAGGTTGATTAATCCCTGTCCGACTGTTGCCTTGAGAGATTGCAGCTGTAACTGCATCACTCGCACCTGGTTCGCCCAACTGTCAGATGTTCGGATGAAATCACCAGATGCGGCAGACAACTGTTTCTGTACAAAAGCCAGGCGCAGAGCTACTTTCTCCTGCTCGGTCATGGCAGATGTAGTCTTGCCATAGCCATTAGCCAGTGCGTACTGGTCAAGTGCCGACTGGGTCATTACCACGCCGAGGTCCTTGAGCGTTTCTGTTTCACCTGTAAAGACTGATTTCAGCTTAATATAAGCCAAGTCCTGACTGATGTTATAGAATGATGCTACATCGCCAGTCAGCTGTGTCAGAGCTGTTGACATGTCGTAAGCCTGTGCTTCTGAGAATCCGAACGACTTAGACATTGCTCCGAACGTACCGACATACCTTTTTGCCATGGTTTCTGACAGTCCGGCTGAGGTCATGGCATTCTTTGCGAATTCGTTCACCTTATCCGACATGGTGGTAAATGTAACATCGACCACGTTCTGCACTTCTGCGAGGTCAGAGCCAAGTTCCACGCACTCTTTTCCAAACTGTGCCAATTTACCGACAGCAAACGCCCCACCAATCAGCAGACCGATTTTTTTTACAGCACTTCCAAGGCCGTTAAATGACTGTTTTATAGCTGATACGCCGTTCTGCACACCAGATGTGTCCATTCTGGTATCAATAATGACTGAGCCATCAGCAGCCATGTGTCCACCTCCTAACTATTTGAGGTTCAACATCTCATTCAGCTTATCTTTATAAGCTTGCTCCTCGTCGCTGAGACGTGTTTTTATATCAACAATGTTTTTGTTTTCTTGATAGAATTTCTTTTCCCATTTATCAAGCTTTTCGCCCTTTGCTTTTTTTGAACGGATTCCAACGACCGTATTGAACAGGCATTCACCGGATTCCATGAAGTATCCGAAGAACGTCCACCAGTGCATATACGGAATGGCTCTGATTTCTTTCCCGGCAACTTTATTTACAGCCGGTACGATCATATCTCCGTCCTGTTCCCAGTCCATCAATCGAGGTTTGGGCTTGCCTGAGTCCTCTTCTGCTTGTCCGCAATCAATAAACTCACAGGCTTTCACGCAAGCCTCTTCCAGGCATTCTGGAGGGATATTCTGCCAGTCTTCATACAGAATTTTGAGTATAACTTGCTTTTTCCCATAATCATTTAATTCCGGGTCGTTCTGGGAAATGAGAATGTCGAGTATCGCTCGAAAATCTGTTCTGATAGAAAAATCCACCCCACTGATATTTAGTGAGGTGGGTAACTCATAGGCGGTCATTTTGTGTATTTCTCCGTATACTTATTAACAGTAGCCTGCATTTTTTTATTTCTTTTTTCAATTTCCGGTGCAATTGCTTCTGAAATCTTATCAAGTACAATATAGGCAAACACCTGACCATTTCCAAACACAGTTGTTGCGGTAATTGGTTCTTTGAACAAATCCTTAGATGCTTCGTATCCGAGCATATAATTGATTTTGTCCTCAATCTGCTTATTAATCTCCGCCATTTCTTTGCTAGAAGAAACATTTTTAACAGATTCCTGAGCCTGTTCAAAGAAAGTTTCCAATTCTTCCGCTCTTGCCGCAACGTTAATGTCGGTAGGATTCAGCTTAAATGAAGAAAATACTTCTCCCTGTTTGTTTGTGAATGTAAAAAGAAGAAATCCATCATCAATGTTTGTATTAATTGTTTTTGCCATTTTCTACACCCTCCTAAAAATTATTCGCTGTCAGCTGTGAATGAGCCGGAAGTAATGTCAAATTTACCTTTGACGCGCTCTCCAACGTAATTAACTGTGAACGGAATCTGATAGCCAGATGTGTCGCCGCCGTAGGAAGTCGGTACAACGTAGCAGTCCTGCTGGTATGCTTCATACTTGCCTGCTGTGGCTTCTGTCCAGAGATGGACTTCAACTGCTTTTGTCTTGAGGCTGTCGTCTTTGAGACGTCCATCTACGATCTTCTGCAATGCTGTGAACAGATCGGAAGTAGTGTCTGCATAGAACGGATCAGCGTCAGAAGAAACTTCATAGCCGTTATGCTTGAATGTGGATTCTCCAAGAATGTTTTTAGATGTTTCAGTATCTGGATTGAGTTCTACATTGTACTCTTCCAGGTCCTTTCCAAGACGCTCATATTTTGGTGTCAGCCCTCCGCAGAGGGAACCTGCATCAACATAATGAGCCATATATTTACGGTCAATTTTTCCTGTAACTGCCATAGAAATGTCCTTTCTGCCTATAACTTTTAAAAGGCTGTGTAGGTTAGCGACTATCTCTAATTGATAGCCAGTTGTTACGTTATATTACTTCATAAGTGTTTTCGTAGCGTACCGATAATGGTAATAACCAATCCTGTACACCGTTCTCCTGTGGCTCTAAACCATAGGAATTATCACGGGTGATACGTTTTATTACTCGCCCCTGTGAAAGCTCTGGAAACGCATTTAAACGTGTCTCAGAGCCATTTATAATAACTGGTTCCCGGCATATCCATTTACCGAGACTGTCCAGAAACTTCTGAACAGATAACTTCTGCCGTTCCTTATCGGATGCTGTGCGGTAAACCACATAAAACGGGTACTGGCATACCTGATGCATTACTCCACATACATCTTCCTTTTCTGAATAGATCAAAGCTCCGTTGTCTGCCGAGAAAGCGATTCCGGAATCTTTGCCGAGTTCTTCAAATTTGATTGTTTCATTTTCGTATAGCCCTGGATACTGATTCAGAAGTGCTTTCATGGCATCTGTCAAAATCTCATATCCGGTTGCATCTTTGCCAATTGGCTTATCTGCCATGTCGTCCACCTCCTGCTTGTGCTTTTACTTTGCGAATCCATGTGTCACCGTATTGCCGTTTAGCGGCATCAAACCATTTTGCCTGTGCCCGTGGGTGAGCCTGTCTGGTGTATTCAAGATTTTCCTTTGCGGCTGTCTGACCAGAGAACTGGCTAACAAGGACTTTCTTCGCATACTGCCGAGCGTAAGGACTTCCGGTCAGCTCGTCCACCATCGTTTTTCCCATATAAAGGAATCTGCCATAAGGTTCTGCCGCCGCACAAACAAAGCCTGTGCCTTGCATAGAGGAACTTCTTGCCCTTGTCTTATTGATAAAGTCTCCTGAAATCATCGGCATAAATGGAACCATGCTGTCCATGACCATTCCATCAAGAAGATACTGAGCTTCTTGATACTGTCTGGAGAACCTGTCCATATTCAGCTTGATTTTCATATCTCCATCGACTACAGAGAATCCTTTGAAATGATGAATCTTACTCATATTACTTACCCAAAATCTCAAAATGTGGAATCAGTGTATACGGGCCGCCTACACTGGTAATCTTGAACACGTTATCCTTGTTCTCGTTCATGTACTGATAGAATCCATTTCGGTAATCACTTTCAGTGACTGTTCCACCAGTCCACTCACCCTCCCAGAAGAACGATTCATCTGAGAATGTGATAGTATCCTCCAGGGCGTTGTTAATCTGTCTTTTCCACTCTTTAGGCGGTACATATGGGAGAATCTTACCGTCTTTATCAGTAATGGTTATATTGCCGTTCTGGACAGTATAACGCACGTGTAACTGTGCGTTGTCTGTTGCGTCTGGCCCGTACTTCTTAATGATTGCCCCCTTATCCGTAATAAGGTCAACGCCGGATAAAACATGAGGATACCAGTACGCATCTCCTGTTGTCGGACTCTCATAATAATTGAAAATCGTCAAAGTTTTTTCGTACATGATACCCTCTCCTTAATTATTCTTTCTGCACTGTCTGCTTAATAACCTGATTTACACCAGTGGCCGACAATCCATTAAACATACCGACTGCAACCGCCGTGATATAATCCGTTGCCGGGAAATCCGGGATAATTCCCATTCCGACTGCTCCGAGAATCCCGCCAGTAACCGCCATGATCACCGGAATCCATTCATCAGAGATTCTTTTTGATGCCTTACAGCCCATTCCTACGATGTAGCAAATCATAACGATTGCTATACATGAGCCTAATGTTGTAATGTCCATTATTATCACCTCACATCAATTTAAGTTCATTGAATACTTTAAAAATTTTTGGTGACTGAATAGCAAACCAGTCAACCATTTCTTCGTTTGTAGCCCAGCTGTCAGCACTATTTGAATTAGAATCAAGTCCAGATTCCATCAGAAATGCGTGGATGATTTCGTGCCTAATAACCTGCTTCTGATAACTTTTAAGGTCTGCTTTTACTCCAATCTGTCCCTGCGATGTCTCCATGTCATCAACCACAATTTCCCGTGTTGATAAATCAGTATAGCCATCTGCATTTGTCAGACTCGGATATTGTTTCTTGTTCCCGAACTTCACGCTCCATTCAGAGCCTAAGATATCAACCTTGAAATCCTGCATATAAAATCGGTATCCCTTCATCCGTCCTTACTCCCATCAGAAGCGGTAAAGCTGTCTTTAAGAGTAAGTCATTCGTTTTCTGTACATCTCCGGCAGCGGCATACACTGCACTCCATTCCTTTGCACCTGATGCTTTTTGCTGTGGCGTGGCGTAAGAGATGGATTCACTGCCGGATGACACAGAAGTTACAACGCCTGTCGTGCTACCACCGGGCCCGATTGTGGTTGATGCTCCACTAGCGGCGGCATTGGCAGCATTCTTTTCAGCAAGCTCAATCTGATACATTAATTCAGCCAATGAACAGACCGCCTTTTTGATACGCTTCTGAGAGCGTTTATCTGTCGGCAGTCCGTCCACCAACCTGTCAAACGTCATTGTATCTACAAAATCACTGGCTCTTTCTGCCAGTCGTGGAAAGTCGGCTTCTGGCACGACATTGCCGAGTGATTCTGTATAGAATTTATAATCTGCATAAGCCATGCCAGTCACCTCCTACGTTTATGATTTCGCTGTTACGCTTGTGTTTCCGGCATTCAGTGCTTTGTATGTTCCATCACACTCAACCACTGTGATCTTCTGTCCGGTTGTAGCCTTAATGTCAGCTTTTCCGTCCCATGTAGTCCAGTTTCTGAGATTCTGTCCATATCCAACAGTTGATACTTCTGCCGCAACTTTGTATTTATACACATTGTTGGCATTTTCTTTAGCTGGATTTACGGTAATTTTTGTATTTCCGGTTGCTGTTCCAGCCGCAGATGTTACTGTCAGAGTACCGAGGGTCGGTGTTTCGTCAATGGTAATTACTGCAATTGCATCAATGTACTCCGCAAAAAGAGTAAGTCCCATAACTGCGAACGCTTCGGACACTGCTGTGTGGTAGTTACCCTGAGTGTGGAATCCGATCAGGTTTGTTTCGCCAGATACGGTGTATACAAGACCTGCTCTTGCGAAATCAGATTCGTTCGGGTCAACATAGTAAAGCACGATGTTTTCAACAGGGGTAGCAATAACCTGTCCTCTCGGGATTTCACTGTCAGATAACAGGAAAATGGTATTGAATCCCATAAAGTCTTTCATGTACTGGAAGCCGAACTGGTTCTGAATAGTGATTTCAGCTGCTCCGAGGTATTCGTATACGTCCAGAATGTTCACAAATCCAACAACGCCAGTCACATTTCTGTGCATCTGTTTAAATTTATTTTCTACACGGCCTTTAGCCATTGCCAGAGCCATCTGGAATGTTGTTTCTGTGGAAGTAAGTGTACCGGTTTTCAGATAATCATAGAATCTGCCGGTAACGTCAGTTTGAAGCTGGAAAAGGAATTCATCATCAGTCATCTGAACAGCGTTCTCATAACCGTGATCCTTGATTGCTTCGATAGATACAGCCTTTGCGTACTTTTCGATAGTCATTTCCGCATAGCTCTTTTCTTTTACAGTAAACTTGCTGTAAGGGATTTCCTCGCCCTCACCAACATTTCCGCTCTGTAAAGCACCCTCTGCGTACTTAGATTTCAGTACAGCACCCGGCTGTTTTTTGATTGGACGCATGATACCAAGAATCTCACGCAAGTGTTCCCAGTTTCTTTCAAATCTGGTGACGAAGTCAATCTCACGTGCTGTGACCTGAATATCATTACTCATAATAAGATTAGCTTTTGCTGCCATATAAAAAATCCTTTCTACCCATAATTGTTAAGGTATTGGGTTATCGGCTATACTCTGATGTATAGTCGGTGTAAAAAAATCACTGGAATAACTGGATATTCTGAGCAATTGCAGCCTGTCTCTCGGACGGGTCTTTGATTGCTTCGATATCTTTCTTTGTCATGCTTCCCGGTGTCTGCTGCTGTCCAACGTGAGTGGTGAATCTTGCCTGATTCTGCTGAGCCTGTTGCTGAGATTCATCCACAAAAGCGGATGCGTCAGACTGTTTCATCTGCTCAATCAAATCATTCAGCCCAAGTATCTTGCCATCTTTCAGCTTTAATCCGGCTTCTTTAATGTCTGCCATGACTGACCTTTTTGCAGCCTCACTGGAAAATTTAACATTATCAAGTGCTGTTTTAAGTGCGTCTGAAAAATCGCGGTCATAGATCTTTGCATTGAATTCCTTCTCTGCATCCTCAGCTTTCTTCTTCCATTCAGCAAGCTCTGTCTGAATGTTCGCCGGGTCGATACCGTCAAAGCCTTTTAAGGTTTCTTCTGCTGTCTCGGCACGTTCTTTCCAGTCATCACGTTCACCCTCGACTTTCGACAGAGTTTTCGCTACTTCTTTAGCATTCTTATAATGCTCAGAGAGTGCTTTCTTCACATCTGCCTGTTTATCTTCCGGGATTTCAATTCCATACGATTTTAATGTGTCAATAAGTTTCTGCATATATATCCTCCTGGTCGTGTTTATTGACCTGCCGCCGCAGGTAAATGGATTAAGCCAGTTAGACCACTGGCAGGGTAATGGAATGAGAGGACTTGAACCTCTGACGTCAAGAATTCAGCATCTCCGCTCTTCCTACTGAGCTACATTCCATTAACCCGGATTCCCGGGTTAGCAAGGTATTTAACGTGTTATGCCTGCCACGAGTTGTTTCGGATATTTATTTCTTTTAAAAGAAAAGTATAAATAACAAAAACCTTAATCAAGGAGGTGAGCCATCTTGCGTGCCAGACGGCAAATACGCACGACAGGATTCGGACCTGTTTAACTTTCCATTAAAGCGTGCGCACCAGCTACTAAATTAAAGAAAGGAGGATTAAAACGAAAATGTCAAAACAACCGTTTTACTTGTGCTTCCTGCTGCACAATTACATTATAACAGATTTCTTTTAACTACCTCTCTACCACTTTTTGTGTTTTTAAAGCATATCCCGGAGTTTTTCTACGTATCTCTTGACAAGATCGCGTTCCTCCCGGCACTCTGCGTCCTTAGACATATCGCTCATTTCTGTTGTGAGTTCGTCCAGATGTTCTTCCAGAGCGGCAAGCATCTTCCTCTTGCAGTCCTCAGACTTGCCGGAACGATAGCTCTGTTTCTGCGTCATGTAATCGTCATAAGCATCTCGTCCATCAGAACGGCTGTAATGCCCTCTGACATAATGCTCACCCCGTCTGGCATAAGAATTGCCCCTGTCGTAATCCGGCATCATTCTGCCATCATTTGCGCTGTATCTCCCCATACTATCACGTTTTCTTCCACGTTCGCTGTAATCGTCATTGTAGCCACCACGCATCTCATCAAGGACAGTGTTGTAGTACTCTACTTTCTTATCCCAGTACTGAGTGTTCTTGATATCTTTGTACATATCAATCAACTTGTATGTCATTTCCAGATTTCCGGTGGTCAGTCCATTATCAGCGATTTTGGACAGTTCGTCTTCAATTCTTGCGCATAAGTCTTTAATGTCTCTCATAATCACACCTCCTACGCTTCTCTGGTTACGACAATGTTTGCGTTCGCAACAGAAATAGCCTGATTGCTTGTGTTCTCTACTGCGATATTAACGCAACATCCGCGAGGTACATCAATATAGATGCCAGAGGACACATTGTTGTACTGGTCTACTGCTGCCGGTGTGGAAATCATCTGTGAAGATAATACAGGTTCGCCAGAGATTGCAATAGCCAGAGAAATAGCTCCGACAGTACCGCCTGTTGGAATTGCGATATTGCCAGAAAAATCCACGAAAAATCTTGCTTTACACTGGTTAGTAAGCCCTCTCAGGGTAATGATTCCGCTTCCCTCTCTGTGTTGAATACAGTTAGAACCTTTGACTGCTGTGTTTGAAAATACTACGTTTCCATTTGCTGCTACAGTCTGAGCAGCTACATTTGTAAATTCTGCCATAAAAATACTCCTTTCATATCACAAAAGGACAGGTCTCAGCCTGCCCCTCTGTGTAATACGGCATAAGCCGACATCCGAAATCAATCGAAAGATACTCTCGATATGAAGTTGTTAACAATTGCACCCAGCATTGCATCCACATCCGTAATATGTGTTCGGGTTAGGAACCTGATATGCTGGAATCGGTGCTGGATTAATCGCATTAATGAGTTGCTGTGTCTGTGAAGCCATTGCAGTTGTGAGAAGTGCGCTCTGGCGGTCCTGAGAAGCAGCACGTCTGAGATCATTGTTTTCAGCCTGTAAGGAAGAAATCTTCTCGTTGCACAGGTAATCAAGGATTGCCCTTGTTCCGGCGTTCTGGCTGTCGATAATGTCTCTTGTGTTACTGTTCATGGTGTTCTGCAATGCACAGGTATTCTGTGCCATATTATAGTTTATGCCCTGGATTGCTTCTCTGGTTTCGCAGCAGCAGTTTGCAAGCTGTGCCTGGAGTGCATTGGTATTCTGCATATTTGCTACAGTGTCAGCGTTAATAGCCTGCTGGATGCCGAAGCCAGTCTGCATGATGTTGGTGTTGATTCCGTTAAATCCGGTAAGCATACCGTTATTCATGGCGTAGAAGCCATCGCACAGGCCGCTATTGATTCCGTCAAGTTTGCTGATTACTGCGGAATTATCAAATCCTCTCTGAATATCTGCCTGAGTAGCTGCTGTGGCTGCATATCCGCCGCCGTTTCCATTATTGCCCCAGCCGTTGTTTCCCCATCCGAAGAAAGCAAAAATGAATAAAACAATAATCCACCAGCTACCATCTCCGCCAAACATGCCGTCATTATTTCTACCGTTTCCAGTAGCAGCGGCAATATCTGCTAAGCTATAATTTCCATCCATAATATAATCTCCTTTTTGTGTATTTACATCAATCTGGCCAGATTGTAATGTACTATTTCATTCCTTTCAACATGTGCTGGAATTGCCCTGCCATCTGTTGAACTTGATTGAGCTGCTGTTGAGAAATCTTTCCAGACTGCAACATTTTCTCGACTTCTGCTTTCGGATCTCCCTTAAAATTCTGTTTAAACTGCATAAACTGTTGTATCATCTGCATTGGTCCGTTTCCCTGCGGCATCCCGCCGCCAAGTGCGTTAAATAATGGATTACTCATCTGCATTTCCTCCCTTGGTCGCTGATTCCTGTACGGTATTAGCCCTAACAGGTTCAGAAAATGAATTTAATCGGTTTATGATAACTTCGTATTTGCCTTTCAAATCATCGTATTCCTGTCGAGTAACATATTTACTGTCCATGTTCTGAACAGGCTGCTTAGGCGGCATCTGAGAACCTACCTCGTGGTATTCAAATGTCCGCAGTGGTTGTGGCATACCGGATACATCTGTGGATTTTATGTAGAACTTTTCACTTTCGCTGTCCATCAGCAAAACACTTGTCCCGGGTGCTACCAGATAGGATTTTGCGCCGACTTCGCCGGATACCCACAGGATACCGCTATTATTCTGCTGTGGTTGCTGTACTGGTTGAGCTGGAATCTGGACAGGCTGTTGCTGGAACTGGTTCATTTGCCCAGGAACGCCAAAACTATATTGATAAGGATTGTTATATAATGCCATCTTATACACCGCCTTTCTGATTATATTTTTGCATAAAAAAAGAACCGGAAACAGGTCGTTTCTGGCTCTAATTAGTGTCTAAAAAGTATCAGCACACTTTAATTATTTTATTGTTTACCCTCCGGCTTAACCGCTTTGCCGTTGATATGCTCACGTTCATCTGCTCAGCGCAGTATTCGAGCGTATATTCCTTGCATCTCAACCGGAACAATCTTTCTTCGTCCGGTGTGAAATTACACTCTATCAAGAATCTGTCTATATCTTTCTTCGTGAACACATATAATTTCATGAGCATACCCCTTACTAATGCTAACGTTGATTCTGCGCAAGATAATTTGTAAGCTTCTGTTTTGTTTTTTTTAATTCTTCTACATTATTCCCACTAATCTGACTATCCAGCATGGTCGACAACACTTCCAGAATTAATGAATCTCGTTCTGCGATTCTCCGAAGACTTTCATAATCTCGTCTATCATGTTCTTCCAGTGTCTCAACTCGCTTGTTGAGTCGAAATGCCGGAGTAATCCACTTAAGGATTACAGCCGCTGCTCCTCCGACAATAGATACTCCTCCACAAATTGAGAGGAATACTTGTGCAAATTCTGATATGCTCATTTATTCTCCTTTTCCCAGTAATATACCGGGATCTCATTACCGCTATTCCATGTATCGAAATATTTGCCCTCTTGTACTGTCACCACATGACCATCTATGCAGAGAATGTATGTGCCTGTCTGATGATCTGCGCAAAAATCATTGACTGTATAGATATATCGTTCTGATTGTTCAATCAGTTTGCGTCTGTATCCATGCTTATAGAGGTACGCGCCCCAGACATAATTTGCGCTTGGCATATCTGACAGAGCACATGCCTGTATCATTAATCCGGCGAATACCGTTTCCCAGTCAAAACCGGTTGCCTTGCATATTGCCCGGACAACGCAATCTCCTGTTCTCTTATCCTTAACAGGATTAGGGTTGAAATATTCCCATCTATCCATCAGTCAATCCCCTTTGCTGTTTTATATCTCTTTGCCGCTCCTCTAACTTTTGCAGCATTCTGGCGGTTCCATTTAGCTATCATAAGTCGGTCTTGCAGCTCTCTTAGATCATTCTGCTTGCAGTATTCCTTGTATGCAGCATTTTGTTTCTGCAAAAGATAAGACTTCCGGTCAAGGTCTTGCTGTAATGCGAATTTTGCCTGTTCGTCTTTGCAGTTATCAACCGCCGCTTGCATTCCAAGGACTTCACGCTTTGTTTTTCGGATTCTTCGCTCATAAGTGCGCTGTCGCTGTTCTTTTTCGTACTGTTTACCTTTGTTGGCTTTGTCCTGCGCTGATAGTTCTGTATAGGGATTAAATTCTCCATCACTGGCTCCAAAACTATGCCGACAGTTGACCCCTGACAATCCACTTGCCGTTCCGTATCCGGTCAATGAGAATGGCGGAAATTTCTTGCTCTTGCCAGAACGAGAGTATATCTTTCCTTGCCACCATGCGTGATTTCCCGGGTTCTCACCGCCGTCACCTGTTCTGGCTCCCATGTGAGCACTGACCAGAACTAAATCCCAGTCCATTTCTTCCATGCGCTTGAGGGATATATCTCCAGTAGCCTGTGCCACACCAGTTCTGACAGAACGTGCGACTGCTGTTTCGATCGTGTCTTTTCTGCCAGATGGATATGTGACCGTAACACCATCACTCACAACGTTATTAACCGCCTCTTTGATGGCTTGCGTATACCCAACTGCTCCAGTCATCACATGATTGTATGCAAGGTCGCATTGCTCAATATAAAGCCTTTGAGCCGCATTTGCAGTTGCCCTTGTGAAGTTCCGCCATTCTCCCATTGTAGCAAGCATATTTCGCTCCATGAGTCTTATCATAGCTGGAGACTGTTCGAGCGGTACGGGACTTAATCCTGCCGCTTTGTATATCTTATCATCGTAGTTCATCGCAGTGATACCGGCATCTTCAAACGCTTCAAGGAGTTCCTGCTGTTCGCGTTTGGTGTATCTGGATAATTCTGCCAGAATGTCCTCTAGCAGCTCACCAGATTCCTGTAGCGTTCTGATTCTCCACGCATCGGCATTAGTCAGAATATAATCCTCACCTCTGCCGATTCTTGTCATCATTCGAGACACGATCTCAGAGATGATATATTGATGCAGTTCTTCCGCAATCTGCTCACTGCCCTCTGTTATCCGGCGTAAATATTCTGGGCTTAACATAATTACTCATCTCCAAACAGTTTCGGCTCGTCTGGCTGGGCTTCTTTAACCATTGCTCTAATCTCATTACTCTTCTTCAAAAAAACCTCTCGTTTTGTTTTCCTCTTTAGCTTCTTGTGAAATTTTTTTTGCTTCCTCTTCGGTATATCCATAAAATTTCATCAAATAACGCCAAAATGCTACATGCCCGGAATTTACATAACTGTACCACGCCATCCTGTCTTCTTCTCTGTTGTATGTAAAATCGCCAAAATCATAATTAACTATATACTGGACATATTTCTTTTTCTTTTCGTCGTAAATCCAGTTAGAATCTGGTGCAATGCCATACAAATCTGCAAATGTATTTAGGGCGTATATAGTGTCATTCAAGCAACATTCTAGCTTATCTCTAACATCCTTAATCAACTGGATTGTCCGTCGGTCGTCTGCTTCTACCTGCGTAGCCGTCACCATACCGGTTTTTTCATTAAAAACAAAGTACCCGTTGGAGAATCCAATCTTGTACCCTAACTGGCTTAAAATGGCGTTTATGCCGCTTATACGGGTATCTGTGTTGAGAATTGGATTGATTTCCTTGTAAAACTCTTTTTCATCCTGTCCGAATACATTTTTTACATAATCCGGCAAGCTCATTTCTGAACATCTATGTTCCATTGCCTGTGGTGTCATAGCGGAGACAGGTGAACCACTCGGCATCAACAATCTGTCATCTGCTAGAACAGTCCGCTTAGAATCAAGGATTTCTTTTGCATTTCGGCTGTATGCAATGTCCAGGTCTTTTAATTCTTCTATAGCTTCCGCAAATATCGGAAGTCCCAGTGGCGTGCTAATATCCACATTGTTAGCCTGCGGTGTCCGCAGTACTCCGTACAGAGGCCCGTCCAGCTTCTCACCGTTCGCCTTAATAATCGGCGGAGTGTCTGCCATTAGGTCAGCCCACTTTGTCTGTTTAAGGTCAATCTTGTCTCCGATGCTTTGAGGAGATTTTGATACATAGGCTCTGTTAGAAACATAATACGGATAAGTTGTCACACCATCTATTGTAGTCTCAACAAATCTATGATATTCGAGCCTTGTGTAGTATTTTCGTCCAACAGTATAAGAATCCTTGAATATAATCCCTTTGATCTCCTGATTGTCGTAATCCACAATCATCACATCTGCCGGAGTGAATATGTCAAGGCTCTCACCGTTTGGCTTAATGAACACTGTTCCGTAAGCACAGCCATATTCTACCCAGTGCCGGATTTGAAAATATACCTTGTCAATCTGCTCCTGTAACCATGTTGCCCTTGCAGAACCATCTATCTGAATGCCAATCGCCAGTGTTGCAAGTCTGGCAGTCTCAGAACACACAGATTTTGCAAAATTAATCGTCTTGATATTATTCTTGTCGTCTAACCATTCCGGAACTCCTCTGTAAATGTTCGCGCACCGGTTAATCAGTGATTCCATTTCTGGAAATTCTGCCGCCTGGATATTAAAATCCTCTTCGGCTTGTTTTTTGAATATCATGTTAAACCACCTTTTTAGTGTTGTTATAAGTCCCATTTAGTCACCATTTTTCTTTTAGCTGATTTATTGGCGTCCCGGCAACTCCGGCACTCTCTCCGCTATCTGTTGCTTTGAAAAATGCATTCGGAATCTGTGGATACATAAATTCAAACATGAGATAATTTGCTGCATCGCAAAGATATTCTGTGTTTCCAGTTTCTTTATATTTTTTAATGCACATATCGTGTGATTCAAGTGCATCTACTAATTTCATTCCAAAGTTGTCTGCTGCTGTGCCATATTTGTAAAAGCTGACTTCTACTCGATTCTGACGCAATTTGTCAAATCTATCCGAATACTCTTTCGGTAGTTCTATTCCTATTTTACTCATTATGCATTGTTTCCTCTTCTCCTCCATAGCGACTCTGTTGCATATCTACAGGCATCGATTAAATGGTTATTCTCATCAGGATATCCGCTTATAACGTTTCCGTCTTTATCTCTTTCGTATTCGTATTCCGAAAACTCTTTATAAGCATTAGGCGTTCTCTTAGGGTCAATAACAATAGTTCTTGTTTGAAGCCATTTCATAGAATATTCCACACTCCCAGGCCCTTTTATTGCGCCCCTTGCCGGGAGTCCAAAATCTCTATAATCATTGATTGATTTAGGTTCAGCAGAATCGCAAGTAATAGTATAATCATCATATTTTCTTTTTAGAATCTCGTCTGCTGATTTCCTATTGCTCCATTTATTTTCGCAAATTTCATCAATGAGATATATCTTTTCAGTGTTATGATTGTAATACAAACGAATAAAAGCATACGGATCAGGAAAAAATCCCCAGTCACACCCCTGAAATATTTTGTCCATGTGACTGATCTCTTCATCTGTAATATCTCTGATTTCCAGATATTCAAATACGTTTCCACCGTCACCATTTGGAACACCCAGGTATTCATGCTCATAGGCTTCTGGATTGATTTCTTTCAGATGCGCTGCATCGTCAATAAACTTCTGTCCGAGCCACTCCGCCGGGGCTTCCAGATAACTTGAATGATGGATAACTCTTTTCGGGTTAGGTATGAGCTTAATCCTGTTTACCCAGTTTGATTTTGATTTTGGCGGGTTATACGATGAAAAATCATAGGATTCATCGCCGCCACGAAGCACTGACTGATTAACAGAACGTTCCTGAGCGTCTCCCTTCATTTGATCTTTTTCCTCTTTCCAGAGGATTCCGATATACCCAAACTCCGGCTTAATAGATTTCAGTTTGGTTTCATCGTCCAGACCACGGAAGTATATTGTCTGTCCAGTCTTAATATACTTGATCTCAAGTGGTGACACCTTGCATTCAAATTCTTCCATCAGTCCAAGTTCGTTGATAGCCCATTTCATGTTAGCGTATACAGAATCTTTCAGAGTACCGGCTACTTGTCTTGTAATGCAGGCGTGCATCTGGGGATTATTCTTGATAAGCTCAACAATCTTAAAAGCTACGAATGAGGATTTTAGACCACCTCGACCGCCCTCGAATACATATTCAATATTGGGCTTAATCTGTCGGTTAATGTCCACGAATGCCTTACCAAGTACTCTGGCAGGAAGTTCATATTTGCTTTCGTCTGATTTTGATACAGCTACCAACTGTTCCCATTTGTCTACTGCCTGCATATTTCCTTTGATAGCTTTATCGTATACAGCAGCTACAATACAAGCATTGTTGTTTGCATCCTCATCAGATATTCCCATCTTTGTGAGCTTCTTCTTTGCGACAGTCGGGGCGGGATTTTCAGCTATCATTTTTGCTAATTCAGAAAGGGTCTTTTTTTGACGGCGTACTTCTCCCGACTTAATACCGCCTTTTTTTGTTATTTCTCGGAGTTCGCTCGGAGTTCGTTCAGAATTTGGTATTAAATTTTTCTCGTTTGCCATCCTATCAACATCCAATCATATCCTTTCTGAATTAAAACGCCCTAGCATAGTTATAGTTATATATACTATAATACCATACTAGGGCGTACATAGCTCTCTACCACTTTTATAAATTTTTAAGTTTTTTAAAGTCTGCCAATCAATTTGGCCAGATGATAGTATTCCGCCATGACCTTGCGTTTGTAGCCATAAAAGTCATTCTCCGTTGCAGGAACCGTTCTGATCTTCTCCATCGTTCGATAGCCGATACTGTTCACAATGCTGTCATAGATTTGCGATTCAATGCCGGGTGCATATTTGATAGATACCTGTAACAGATTGTATTTGTCGCTTTCGCTAAGATTCCGCAAGTGGCTTTGTAATGTCGGTACATCATCCGGCGGTACTCCGTAGTCAATCAGTGTTGCCTTTCTCAGCTTCATTTATTTCACCTTCTTCATTCAAGTTCCAGTCACATGGCATGCCTCGAAAACATTCTGGACAGTGTTCGTAGAATCCGCAGCCTTTGCAATCCGCTGGCTGTCCAGTACAATATTGCTGTAGTACGTGGTATGCTGATATAGCAAGGTTTGGCGTTATGTCTGGTGTAGGTTTGTCTGGCATATTTATCACTCCTCTCAAATCGTATAAACATGCTGTTTTGGTGCTACTTTTCCGCGTTTCTTTCCTTTTTCGAAAGGCTTTACAAATACTTTCTTACCGCTTTTGTACGTTCTGTAATGTCCTCTTACGCTCCAACATGGGCAGCTGATTTGACTATGTTTTACGGATTTTTGATATAGATTATTCTCTACAACATATTCAATCAAATCATCAAGAAGAAAAATTTTATTATCTTTTTTTGACAAATGATTTTTCCCCCTGCTATTGACTTTTCTGCTTCTATCTACTTTTCTTATAGCTTTTTCCCTTGATTCAATCTTTTCCATTATGGTTATCAATGCTCGTATTATGAGTGTACAATAGTCGTGGTCAATTTTTTCGTATCTCCGATATACTTCATCCTCGACATCCGTAACTTGTCCCACCATTATCTGCATGCCATATTTTTCTGAAAATTGAATATAATACGACACTTCCGGAAATTTATCTTCTTTTTCTGGTATAGGCTCTGGAACTACTACCATTCCTTCATCAAGCAATAACTCTCGACTGTAAAGTTGTATAAGTGCCTCATGTACTTTATCTCCATCAATCAATCTAAGAGTAAAATCAGAAAAAATAAATTTACATTTCAAAATATCGCCAAGATCTTTAAGTGGTTTCAAATCTTTTATTTCACAAACAATAGTAGGAAAGAAATAATCATCCATTCTGCATCTCCTCCAACTTCTTCTCAGCATCTTCACGGGTGAGGAATATAGATTCTCCAAAATCACATTCTCTAAAGTATGCCACAATAAAACTATTCGTTACTTTTGCGTAAATTCTGAATTGTTCTCCAGACGCATAATAAGATACGCTTGATAAAAAAGATTCATATACTTCATATTCCGCATCTCCATCATATTCATCATAACCAAACACATTAATTGGCGATGTTACCACCCAAACCGTGTCTCCAACCTTACACGGCAATCTCACAAGCAATCCCTGTTCTTCTAAGTCTTCATAA